TGTTTACGGATATCATACTGAAGATAAGACTAAACTTCCCACCATTGATTTGCCGTGGGCGGTTTGTGTGCAACCAGCGAACTCTGCTTCTGCTGGTGGTATCGGTTCTTCCCCTACAGGCCCAATTGAAGGGTCGTGGGTGATTGGGTTCTGGCGTGATCCAGACTTCATGCAAGAACCAATGGTGTGGGGAACAATCCCTGGCATCTCATCCGCTGCAGCAGCGCCTGTTGGACAATCTCCACATGACTTCTCTCCTAATCAGGAACTACCAATACCAGAGGTATCTACTTCTGTTGCTATTGGTGATGGAGAGACTACAGAATTTTCTACGCCCTCTGATGCGACTGACTCCACTGTCCTTGTAAAAATTGATGGGGTTGTACAAGCAGCAGAGAACACTCCACCCGAATCTCCAAACAATGTTGAGATACCACCAGACCAATACTATGGTTCTGGTTCGATTGTCGAAGCAGATGTATTTGAAAGGTCTAGAAACAAAACTAGACTTGCAGCACGAATTAATGAGATAGCACCAGAACTGCGTCCTAAGTTTGTTGCAGGCGTTCAGGCGTTTCTTGCAGACAACGAGGATTATGATTGTAGTATCTCATTCGCATATAGAACAAATGCACAACAACAAGAACTCTTTCGTGCATACAAGTCTGGTGGGCCGAAAGCGGCACGCCCTGGCAGTTCATGGCATAACTACGCAAGTGCAATCGACTTTGTTGTCACATCAATTGAGGGTAAGGCACTTTGGGATGTTGAACTCTATGAGGGTATCGCAAGAGATGCTTTCTCTAAGGCGGGTCTGAAGAATGATATTGAGAATGATTCTGGACACTTCTATCCAAACGAGTTTGCAAAGAGTGTGGACTCTAGATTAAAGAACGGCACCATTACTCTTGCAGAGTATGCTGCTGAAGTAGGAGCGGCGTAATGTCTTATAGAATTGATGCAGGCACAGTTACTTTTCAAGAAGCACCAAGAGAAGGTGCAGAAGTTGAAATCATTGTATCTAAAGTAAATACACTCAAGGGGTTCAGTGACCCTCGTGGGTTCTATCCTCGTAGGGTAAACGAAGCAGACACCAACAGACTTGCGGTAAACGACCAAAGAAATCAACATCCAGTTAATATATTCAAGTCGAACAGTGTAGATGACTTGACAGGTGAACCTAAGTCTTCTTACAATGCTCAGTATCCTTTCAATCATGTAAAGGAAACAGAGAGCGGACACATCCAAGAGTTTGACGATACGCCAGGGCATGAACGTATACACGAGTTTCATCGTTCTGGAACTTTCTATGAAGTTCATCCAGACGGTACAAAGGTAACTAAGATTGTGGGTGACGGTTATGAAATCATCCACAACAATAAACAAGTTCGTGTTCGTGGTAACATGAAAGTATTCGTCGATGGTGATACAGATTTGTATGTGCGTGGTAGTATGAATGCACAGGTTGATGAACACCTAAAGTTTAACGTAGGACAGAACATTGACTTCCATGCGGGCAAGAATATCCGCATGTTCGCAAACGAATCAATAGAGATGACTGCACAGACTACAATGACACAACAGTCTGTTGGAAAGTTCTTACAACAATCCCAAGGTGATATGCAAATCATTACCGCCGCAAACTTTACGAATGCGGTACTTGGTAATTATGATATGGTTGTTGATGGGGATTCACTTACAGATATTAAAGGAAATCTTTCTACTAACATCACTGGTAATGTGGGTATGTTGGCAGAAGGAACATTTGCGACAACAATTAAAGGTGCAACATCATTCCACACAGAATCGACTATGGAACTTGCGTCTACTCTTGCAATGAAGATTGACACTGGTAATAAGTTAGATATTGGTTCTGGAAATGCAATGAACTTAGCTGGTTCTACTATTGACTTAAATAGTGCTCCAAGAAGTGCTGCAACTATTACTGCTGTTGTTCCAATCGTTCCTCGTGCAAAACCTTCACCACCAGCTGGAGATGGATACGCACCAGAAGTTACGTTTATGAACACAGGAGATATTGCAACAGGAATTCTACCATTCAGTATTGATGATGAAGAGTATGACACGGATGGATTCGCTGGTAAGATTGATGCACCTAAACAGGCAGAGATACTTGAACCCAAACCTTTCAATGCGCTAAGTGAGGCAGATGACTTCTTTTCAAGTGATGATGAAGATAAGAGTGAGGGTGAGATTCGTGCTGCTATTGAGGCGGGTGATGTTCTTCCAACATCTTTCTCTGATTATTCTTACAATGCATTGACAGGAAAGATAAACACAAACGGCGCTGCAAGAAAAGCAGTATCTATACCTCGTGTTCCAGATGAAGGTGAGGAACATGGAGAGGGTGGTTCTGACTTTACTGCTGAACCAGAACCAGCAGCAGATACCGCTGCGGTTGAGGTTGCACAGGCAGACTTCAAGTACGATGGTGCTGGTGATGTTATCGGTGGTGTCAACTATAGTTTACCACTATCTACACACTTTACATTAGGACAACTATCCAAGAATTCTGTTGTTGCGAAAACAGCAATTCAAAAAGGTGGTAACAAAGGATTTACTCAGAAACAAATTATTGACAAACTTAAAACTCTTGCGATACATGTTCTCGACCCAATCAAAGATCAATATCCAGATATGATTGTAACGAATGCATACAGAGGAAAGAGTACAGGTTCACAACATAATGTCGGAGAAGCGGCAGACATTCAATTCCCTGGCGTACCAAAGTCTGAGTACTATGCACGAGCTCAATGGATTAGAGAAAACATTCCACACGATCAATTAATACTTGAATATAAGAATACAGGTTCGGGACTCCCTTGGATTCATATTTCGTGTAAGGATGCTGGAAACAGATTGACTATCTTTACGATGTACAATCATAGAAAATATGGGGATGCTGGTAAATTCTACCAGTTAGCATAATATGCCAGCAGTATGTAGAATTGGAGACTCACTAGACACAGGACACATATGTGATGCAACAACCACAGTCGCAACTTCCAACACTACTGGTAAAGTTAAAGCGAATGGAATCGCAATAATAGTTGTGGGCGCTTTAACTGCACCACACGGTGTTCCGCCTGCTTGTGCAAACCATGAAGTTCCACTGGTGGGTTCTTCTGCTACTGTTAGTATTGAGGGTAAACTTGTAGGAAGGATTGGAGATGCAATTGATGATGGGGCTATGACAGGTGGTAGTCCAAACGTAAACGCTGGATAATTAATTAAAGGAAAAGAAATGTACGAATATAAATGTAAAATTTTAAGAGTGGTTGATGGTGACACAACTGATGTTGATATCGACTTAGGGTTTGGTGTTTGGTTGCATAAGCAACGCATTCGCTTTTATGGAATAGACACACCAGAATCTAGAACGAGAGACTTGGAAGAAAAGAAGTATGGACTTGCAGCGAAGGAATATGTGAAATCACATATACCTGTTGGTTCTACACAGACGTTGGTGACAGTGAAAGATGGTAAAGGTAAGTATGGCAGAATCTTGGGACAGTTCAAGTTGGAAGATGGAACTATCCTTAATGAGAATATGATATCAGAACATCATGCTGTTGCATATCATGGACAGTCTAAAGAAGAAATCGCAGAGGGGCATATTGCCAACAGAGAGTTCATTAATCTCTAACTTTCGTTATAAATACAATTAAGGAGATTTCAATGGCACTAACACCAAACTCATTTAGTGATGCGTCTGCGTCTAAGTCTAGAAGCACTAGACTATACAAAGATATCAGTTTGTCTTTCACAAGACATCCTATTACTGGTGACATCGCTAAGTTGACGGATGCAGATGCTGTAAAGAGAAGTGTAAGAAATCTTATCAATACAGATTTTTATGAGCGCCCGTTTCATCCAGAGATTGGTTCAGATGTAAGAAGAACATTGTTCGAACCTGTTGATGAGACAACAGCTATGAACTTAACAACTTACATTGAAGAAGTTATTGTAAACTACGAACCACGGGCGGACTTGGCATCAGTTAGAGTTGATGCTGATATTGATAGAAATGGATACAATATTGTTATTGAATTCTACCTTCGCAATTCTGAAGAAGGTCTTATTTCTATGGATGTTCAGTTGCAAAGACTGAGATGATATCGAAACAATTAGAGAAGAGCAAATAATATGTCACAAAAATTACAAGTTACAGAGTTGGATTTTGATTTAATCAAATATAACCTAAAGACATTCTTGAAAAATCAAAATGAGTTTACAGACTATAACTTTGAAGGTTCTGGTATGTCACAGATTGTTGATCTGCTTGCATACAACACACACTACCTCGCAATGAATGCTAACTTCGCAATGAACGAAGCTTTCTTGGACACTGCTACTCTTCGCTCTTCTGTAGTATCTCACGCCAAGAAACTTGGTTACACTCCACGTTCTGCTCGTGCTCCTATTGCGTATGTTGATGTAACTCTTAACTCATCTGTTGCTGCTAGTGCTACTCTTGCTAAAGGTACACGGTTCACCACAAAGATAGATGGTAGCACATATGGATTTGTAACAAATACGGATTTGTCTGTTACTCCATCAAATGGTATTATGAGATTTATCAATGTTCCAATCTATGAAGGAACTCTTGTTACATCCAGATACACTGTTGATTTGAATAACATTGAACAGAAGTTTCTGGTGACGGACACAAGAGCAGACACTACAACACTACAAGTATCTGTACAGAATTCTACTAGTGACTTAACTACAACAGTATATACTCTTGCAACTGACATTACTCAAGTAACATCTGGTGCAAATGTTTATTTTATTCAAGAAGGTGCTGATGGTAAGTTTGAAGTTTACTTTGGTGATGGAGTTGTTGG